TGCAGGTATGGCAAGAATACGAATGTTACCACCAGAGATATCTACGTCAAATGTGGCGCGTGAGGTATCTGTGCTTACAATAGCGTACTCCGTAGCTACGGCAGTGGTTCCATCATGTGTGATAATCATTTCAGTAATAGTGCGTTCACTAGCAGTACTATCAGTTACAGTAATGACCACCTTGACACCAGCATACGACGCCACAGCGTAAGTTGCAATAGTTGTCTGAGCAGTGCTAGAAGTAGAGGCTGTCTGTGTATTAAAAGCCTCAACAGACTGAAAGGAAAGGGCACCAGAACCATTTGTTTGAAGAAACTGTCCGTTTGTTCCATCAGAGACAGGTAAGGTAAAAGTTCCAACAAAAGTATTTAGGTTAGAGTCGTATGCTTGTACATCTACGCCAATCTCTACACCAAGGTTAGTACGAGCGGTAGCGTCACTAGCAAGGTCAGACAGGTTGTTAGCAGAAGTAAGGAAGCCCGAAGCAGTAAATGCAGCCTGAACCCATGCAGAGCCTGTCCAGAGATACAGTTCGTTACTCGTAGTATTCCAGTAGATTGCTCCTACAAGCAGCGCATTGCCATCATTATCTACGGAGGGAGGAGAGGACTTGGCACCAAGGTAACGATCATCAAAACTGTCGTAAGAAGCAGCAGCAGCGGTAGCACTGTTAGCAGCATTAGTAGCGGAGGTCGAAGCGGCAGAGGCACTACCAGCAGCAGCAGTAGCAGAGGTTGCAGCAGCAGCAGCACTGGTAGCAGCACTCGTAGCTGACCCTAGGATACTATCAACATATCCTTTTCTTGTCAAGTCATCATCTGTCGTCGGAGTTGCAGTAGATGTGACTTTATTGGAACCCATGACAATATTGCCAGTCATAGTCCCGCCAGACAGGTTCAACTTGGTAGCATCTGCAGTGTCAACATAAACTTTAGTGGCAGCATCCTGATTGGACGTAGGATCACCCATGCCAGTAATCTTATTCGTCCCCATGGCGATAGCACCAGACATGGTACCACCAGCAAGAGCAAGACGAGTAGCCACCTGAGTATCCACATAGCCCTTGCGAGTCAGGGTGTCGTCAGTAGCTGGTGTGGCAGAGGAAGTAACCTTGTTAGAACCCATAACCAGATCGCCAGTCATGGTGTCACCAGCCAACGAGACTTTGGTGGCAATAGAGGCGGCTGTGGTTGCAGCAAAGTTGGGGTCATCACCAAGAGCAGCAGCAAGCTCGTTCAGCGTGTCCAGAGTACCCGGAGCAGTGTCGATCAGGTTTGCAACAGCGGTATCAACATAACCCTTAGTAGCCGCATCTGCCGTGTTGGTGGGGGTGTCAAGACCTGTGATCTTATTCGTACCCATAGCGATAGCACCGCTCATGGTACCACCAGAGAGGTTTAGCTTGAGTGCGTCAGCAGTATCGACATAGGTCTTAGTGGCTGCATCAGTGCCATTTACAGGAGCAGAGAGGCCCGTGACGGTACCTGCACTACCACTGTTCATGTTCAGTGAGCCGTTGATCGTAACATCATTAAAAGAGCTAGAACCACTAGAAGCAGTGATGTTACCCGTGACATCCCCAATCACAGCCCCAGTGTGGGTGCCTGCAGAGTTGCCAGTAAGGTTGCCCGTCACGTTGCCAGTCAGGGTACCAGAGAAGCCCACAGTGGCTGTGACGTTTGTCCCGGTGATAGCGGCAGCAGAAGAACCACCAATAACCGTACCATCAATCGTACCACCGTTAATGTCTACAGTGGCAAGAGTAGACAAGCCAGTGACATTGAGTGTACCAGCAATCGTAGCATTCTCGTCTACGGTAAGGGTATCAATCTTAGCGGTGCCGTCAATGAAGAGGTTCTTGAACTCAAGGGAGCTAGTACCCAGATCAATGTCGTTATCCGTGACAGGGACAATCACACCATCCTGAATACGAAGCTGCTCTACAGGAGAACCACCAACTTCAACAAAGACACTGATACGATTGTTAGCGGTATCAACAACAACCTTATTGTTTGCATCAAGGTCTGCAATCAGGGGGACATAAACACCCTCAGCAGCGGTACCGTCATGCTTGTGGCCGATAGAAGCCGAGAAGGCATCCCTCAGGGCATTAAACTCTGCGTTTACTGGTGCAGCCTTAATAACGGCGTTAGCAATAATGTCTGCAACAGACTGTCTTGTGTAACCTGACATTTATCTCTTATCTCCAACGCCAAAGACAACAACCAAACCTTGAACACTGTGGGAAGCATTAGTATCGTTTGTAACGTACTTGAAAGACACTGCCCTACCAGAACCAGACACGTTCACTCTTTGCACTGGTGAAGGGTTACCATCAAAGATTGCGGTGCTGTCGTACAAGGCTTCGTTATAGTATGCTGCTGCGCCTGCAGTGGTCAACGTGTAGTTGCTAGGGTTAAGTGTATTAAAATCTTCGTAATCGTACAGGACAGACAGAACAATAGAATTGTCACCCTCAGAACGAAGATAAGTGTTTACAGAGTACACAATCTTTCTCTGCTCCGGGTCTTCCATATGGAGATAGGGAGTTTGATACAGAGAGAAAATGGAAGTGCCGTCAAAGCTATTCCCACGCTCTTGTCTGTGGACCTTACCCGCAGAATCTCCGTGGATCACAAACTCGTACTGTCCAAGGTAGCCGCTGTCTGCACAGGTAGCCTCAATACCAAGAAGCTGACCATACTCAAACTGCAGTCCACCCTCTGCCTGCCTAAAGCCACCAATGATACCCTGAGAGTCTGAGGCTTTGAAGAAGATACGGAACTGGGTCTTTTGTCTTAGGACAACGGCATTCAAGCCATCAAGGTCTACGTTGAACACGATGTCAGTGAAGACCGACTGGATGTCCTTAGAGACAGTCTCAAGGTTCACGTCACCAATCTTGTCCGTACCACTAACAGGGCGAAGGCCATCCTGCGACAGAAAGAGAAGGTCACCACCAATTTCAATCACACTATCAGTAGCCATGCAACCAAGGTCGTCAGTCACATTCTCTACAAGGAAGTCTCCAACAGTGTTACCAACCAGCTTCCTGATATTGTTGCTACCAAAAATATAGAGAGCATCACGGAAGGGCTTGATCTGGACGATAGGGAAACCTACGTTGATTACACCAGCACCATTGGCAGGGTTGTAGTCAGTTTCGCCGTAGGGAGCACTGAAGTACAGGTTGTAGGGATCAGTGGCGTCCCCGGCAAGGAACACATGGTTCTTGAAGATGGATGAGTACTTGGGGGAGTTGGGTGCGTTAGCGTCTGTGATCTGAGTGTAAGTGGTGCCGTCGTATGTGGCAGCAGGATTTACACCGTCAGTCAGAACAACCTTAGGGCCAGACCAGTTGTACTTAGAGAAACGAACCTTCGTCACCCCTGTCATGGTGGGGGAACCTGAGGTAGTTACAGCAACCCAAGCACTCGTAGAGGTATTCCAGTAGTGAAGGTAGTCGTTACCCGAGCTAGGTTTTCTACAAGCAAGGATACCATTGTTAATCCCGTTAGCAACACAGACACCCAAAACACCTGCTGTACCGGGGACAGTACCGTAATCATTTGCATAACCACTAACTTTTCTGTAACCACCAGTAACGGCAGGCTCGTAGTTAATCAAGGCAATTGCTGAGCCGGGGGAGGTTTCACCCTGAGAGAGAACGTCCCGACTTGTGTTAAGCCCCCCAGCGCAGAACACCTTAAAGGAGGCTAGATTATCGGGCATTCGTGGACCCTTCAATCACGGTAGAGGTAACTTTGAGGGGCTGGTCCATGACCACTCTACGCATCTTGCGGATACCATTCTCGAAGTTACGCTGGTGAATTTCTGCACTCTGGTCATTGCTACGGAAACGCATCATAATCATCATTGCGCCATCAACAATAACATGGTCAAAGCGACTGGGGATAATGCACTCATCGTTGTGCAGTTGCAAGTCTGAAGGGACAGACCAGTAAACGTATTCAATATCGTATGCAATATTAGGGTTAGGATAAACGCCAAAGCTGTCAGAGTGCGTGTCATAGACCAACTGAGGAACAGCACCAGTGGTGTTATCGTCGTCCAGAGCACGGAAGTTTTGAATGTATTTTTGGTAGTCAATGGCAGGAAGGTATGCCGGGGCGTTATCTACAGACTTTTTGAGATAGAAAGTTTCCCAGTCTGCACTAGAAAAGCTGGCGGGAAAGTTGTAGGTCTTGGTATTGGCTGTAAGGGTTTGTGTGTAAGTAACCTTGAGAAAGGGCCACTCTTCACCAGTCTGAATAATTAAACGAATAGCATCATTAATTGCATTCTTAGCAAGTTCTTGTACGTTACGTGTAGTATCAAAGGCCACACCACCCACGTCAAGCGGGACTTCATTCAATCTGACAAGAAGTTTGTTGACAAGAGTGACGTAGTTGGACATTTAAGTACCTGTAAAAAGGGCATAAGGGGGCCACATGCAGCAGCCCCCCTAAGTTAGTTATTAGGCCAGAACGTCGCGGTCAACTTCCGCAGCGGTCTTACGTGCATCAATGTCCATCAGAACAGCCCACACACGAACCACACCCGAGGTCGGAGCAGTCGTAGCGGTAGCAATCAGCAGGTCAATGGTGTCAGCAGTGCCGATAACCAAAGGCTGGAAAGCAGCAGCGTTCTGAGCGTAAGCACCTGCAGCAGCAGCGTCAAGGTCGAAACCATCAACGAAGTTATCCGGCTCAGTCGTGGTCACACCAAGGTCAACAGTCGTGTCGTTCGATTCACCACCAGCAACAGTGATGACTTCCAGACCAGCATTCAGGATCATGGTGTTGGCAGGAACCGAGATTGCTTCGATCACGTCAGCAGCAGCCAGAGCCGAACCCTTAGCAGTTGCAGCAGCAGCGAAGTCAATCAGAACTTCCTTGAAGTAGGGCATACGCCCAGCGGTGAAGCCATCAACAGACCCGCCCGCAAGAGTAGTAACAGTAGCCATTTAAGTGTCCTTTCCTATGGCGGTAAAGGGTACCCCGTGAAGGATACCCTTGGGTCTTTATTAGGCGAGGTTGTAACGAGCGACGGTGATAGCTTCCGGGCGCAGAATCTTACGACCGTACAGGTGCATACCACGCACGATGTCAGCGAACGAGTCCGGGTCACGGTAGGTCTCGGTCTTGTTGATCTGCTCAGCGGTAGCCACAGCCGAGTCATGACCAGCAACGATCACACCGTAGTTCGTGGACTGGGCGCTGGAGTTACCCACGAAGGACGAACCAGTACCGACTTGCGGCAGGTTGTTCGACACGTAGACGCGGAAACCGTTCCAGCTCGTCAGAACCAGACCGTTACGCAGAGCACCCGACTCGCCCTGATCTGCATTCAGGAAGCGCGAATCTTCGTCCATCAGGACTTCCATCATCACGGGGTCAATCACCAACCAACGGCCAGACTTGTCCACGTTCTGCTGGTCGAGCAGACGGCCCATGCGGTTAATCAGCATGACGGGCGAGACGTGAGTGGTCGGAAGCGAGGAAGCACCCGGAAGACGAGCAGCAACCGGGATCGAGTCACCAACCGAACCTGCAGTGGTGATGTTGCCGAACGAGGGGCGCGAGAGCTTCATGGAAGCCAGCAGTTCGTCCGAGCCAGCCGTGGTGATAGCTTTGGTGCCATTCACAACGTCATTCACAGTGCCAGCATTCGTGTGCAGAGCAGCCTGTTTGTAACCCGACAGGTAGCCCAGAACTTCTTGGTCATGCTGGTCAGCCAGACGGTAAGCCGCACGGTTGGTAGCAAGGTCCATGAAGTTGACGTGCGAGTGAGCTTCTTCGATGTCGTCAACTTTGAAGGCGAAGTAGTTTGCCTTGTCAACAACCAGCGAGAAGTCTTCGTCGTCGAGGTCTTGAGCTTGGATTTGGGTGCCACGAGCGTATGCCGACACCGAGATTTCCGGTTCTTTGATGATGCGGACGGTATCACCCTGAGCCGAGATTTCACCAAAGTAGTCCGAGTTCGTAATGTCACCAACAACAGTGGCCTTACGGAAAGCGAGTTGAACTTTCTTCGAGTAGATGACCGAAGAGAAGTTACCGTTGGGCAGGTTCGACCAGCCAGCAGCAGTTTGGAAAGCCATGAGAAAATCCTCCTATGATATTTGGCTTTGATTAGAAGCTAAACACACGTCTAAGAGGCTGAGGGGTTTTTAGGGTGCACGGTCTATAAACTATAAGGATCAGTTATCGCTTAAGGACTGTGGGCCTACACCTAATCAGGTAGGTCTTATTGATCGTTTAGACTTTAGGGTAAAACAAATAGCCGAGGGTGTCTTAGGGCGTACTATCACCAAGAGGCCACAGCTATTTGTTGGTAGTTATATGAAGAAGCCCTTACTTGTCAAGGACTATCTTATTTTTATCTTGCGCCACCAGAGAGATCATACACAAAGTTCCCCTTGCGGATGGCCTCCATGATCTTCTTCTCATTCTTGGCGTACTCGTCCATACTCATCTTAGCAACACGAGACTCAAGAATCTTCTCGCCGTCATTCTCAAAGTCCATGTTGGCTTTGTTCTTTGAGGTGACAAGGGATGCGGCTTCCTTAGTCTTTTCTTTACGTGCCGAGGGGGTCATACCCTTATCGACTTTGTAGAGATCAAGAACCCGGATAACTGCACGAGCATCCTCTTCGTTTTCATACAGGGCGTCTTGAACCCACTTAGGTTGTTCTTCTGCCCAGTTGTGGAACTCGTCTGACTTACGGAGAGCATCAAAGTCCGAGTGAGCCTGACGGATAGCATCCATTGCTTTATTACGAGAGGCGTCGTAGCTCAGCTTCTCATACTCATCAAACTTACTCTTGTACTGTGACAGCTTCTCGTCTGCCTTCTTAGTAGCAATAGTTTCTACGATAGAAGCCACATCAGGGTACTTACGTGCCCACGCAGCAATGTCCTCGTCTGACTTGGGAGGGAGTACTTTGGTGCCGCTAACAGAGTTCTTCAACTCCTCAAATTTAGCTTCCCACTCTTTCTCTTTGTCAGAGAGGTGTCTACGAAGATCGCCGTAGCGTTTCTTAAAAGACTTTTCCTCCGGGTCAGTGGGTTCAGGTTCAGACTCTTGCGCCTTAACCTCTGGCTCTTCTTCTTGTCCTTCTTCTTCTTCTTGTCCTGAGGTTCTAGACTTGCCGATCAGTTCTTCAAGTTCTTTTTCATCAGCCTCAATACGTTTACGATTACGACTATGATTGAAATTAGAATCAACGTAGACTTTAGTAACAGACATTCTTTATCCTTTATGTTGGGGCCAGCCTAAGCCGGGTAGCCTTATATTTTATATACCACAATCTTACTTAGGAAGCAAGACCTTTTCTAGGTTTCTTGGGAGTAGTTTTCTTAGAGACGAGACCGCCCGGTGCAAAAGCTCCACCACTACGTTCACTTGCTCCTGCACTCCCGCCAGACCTGTTGCCACCCACATTACCGGGACCACCTGTCCCAAAACCTCCTCCGGGAGTTCCACCAGTAGACCCAGATTGACCCACATTACCGGGACCACCTGTCCCAAAACCTCCTCCGGGAGTTCCACCAGAAGGCTTGTCTTTATCCTTATCTGCAGCGGCTGCAACAGCCTTGTTCAGACCCGGATCAACTTGGCCTACACCATAACCTACACTAACACCTTTGTCTTGACCTTTACTAGCAGGAGTTCCAGTAGCAATTCCAGTACCCGTCCTAGCACTTGCGGCTGCACCTGCACCAGAAAGAGCTTCTGTGTAACCTGAACCAGAACCAATAACACCATTCCTCGTCAGTGACCTAACTGCACCGGGCAGTGCTTCTACGGCTTCATTAATTCTGGCTTCCAGAGCATCCGTGTTCAAACCTTTTGCTTTTGCAACCTCAACAGCGGCTCTGGCTTCAGCAATATTTTGGACACCACTAATAGCAGAAGCACCCATGACACCAATCCCAAGAGCGGGGTTGACCATCCCTGCAAGACCTGCCATTTGCCTGTTACTCATAAAACCTTGTTTACCCTCAAGTGCA